GGCGAAGGGTTAGTGATGGGGCGATAATATCGTGATAGAACATATCCATGATTTCAGGCGTGTTATGAACGTCTCCGGATGGCTCGTTAATATAACCCCGAAAGATTTTGTAATTGAATGAACCTGTCCAGAGGTTCACCGCGAGCAGCGGCGGCATTGGCAAGAGAGGTAATTGCTTTCTGTTTTTCTGCGAACGTTTCTTTCCCGGCGACAAAAGCAGCATTACGAGCGCCCTTCTCGACTTCTGCCCGAAAAAGTTCCCTGTCTTCCGCATTTCCCGATTTAATCACGTCCAAAGCAGCCTTTCCTATGGCGGGATTGAGGTCGATCAATCGCAATAATGCGGCTTGCTGATTGTTTGGTTTTGCTCCAGGTGCTTGACCTTCTCCAGTGAGAATATCAATCTCGCTTTGAATCCTGGCCTGCTTTTGCTGTTCTTCTGCACGAACCCGCAACGCTTCATTCTCAGCTCGTACACGGTCCGCTGTTTGTTGCACAATGGCCCCTGTTTGAGGGACCAGAGAGGCACCGGAAATTGACTCCAATGTTGCCATTATGCAGCCTCCAACTCATCTAACAATGCAGGATAATCAATACACATAAACCCGCAAAACTCAGCTACATATTGAGGATATAGTTTTTTAACCTGATCTGCCATGAAACCAATCGTGCCACACTTCTCGATCATCGTGCCTTTGGCTTTTTCTATCCAATCCCACTGATAGAGGCTCAGATCATTGATATATGAAATATGCACAACATTTTCTTTCAACGTAGGATCAGAGAAGAAAACATTTGCCGCCGTTTGAATGATGTTTTGATTGGCTTGTGCGCGGGCTTGCGCGTCAGTAACCAGCCCGGAAGATATGTTTTGCCCTGTCTGCTGGAACAGATTTGCTATACCGCCGCTTGTTCCCGCCCCTAAATTGGCTAAACTTATCCCGGTAGTTTGACCAAGACCGGCCAAGTTCTGAGACCGGCTGGTTAATAGTTGTTCAATGGCAAATCCGAGTTCGGCTGGTACTTTCGCCAATTGTTCAACCCCAAATCCTGAACGGGTAAGACCGCCGGCTCCCAGCGCGCCTTCAACGGCGCGCTCTCGTTCACTGGTTAAAGCCTGGAAACCCTCAGTACCGAATATTTCTGCCAGCCGCGTATCCAGACCACCTGCTGAAGTGCCTTGTAATAATGCCGGGAGTTGTCCTACGCCCGCCTGAAGAAATGGTTCCAGGTTCTCTTGAGTGATGCCGAACTGACGCCTGAGTTCATCAATAGCCTGTTGATTAAATCCAGCCGATGCACTAGCTGCTTGCGCGCCGGTATCACCGCCACTAAATCCTAAAAATTCTCCAACAGCACCCATCTTAAATCACCTTTCTGTTTAATTTATAGCACCGATTTCCATTTTGGTCATTGTAAATAAAAGAAAGTCCTGCAAAAACTGCTAGAAACTGTGCTTTTCTGTTTATATCCGGAATGAGAGCATAGATAATTCGAGTGTCTGTGTTGGAAAATATCCAGTCAAAAGCATCTATTGCACTTTTTGCAGCACATCTCCCCCTATATTCTTCATTCATATAAACATGAACCATTAACCCATCAAGAAACCTGTGGAACCCCCAAACTCCCTTGTCTTTTCCATCCTGCACTTCCATCAAATAATAACATGTCGGGGTTATATTAACGAGCCATCCGGAGACGTTCATAACACGCCTGAAATCATGGATATGTTCTATCACGATATTATCGCCCCATCACTAACCCTTCGCCAATTAACGCCATCGCTTGTCGCTATGGTTCGCCCCCCCTGTCTCGTCGCTTACAATAATAGATCCATTGGCGTTCTCGCTTGCCGTTGGAACGGTGACTACAGTGTAATCAATCAGGATGACAGACGGTCCCAGCAAGTTACTATTGAAACGTGCCGAAACATCATCAAGAAATGTTTGAAATACCAACGTCGCCCTGCCATCTTTGATTAATTCACTCCCATGCCTCGGTATGCTGACAATCTCATTGAACTTGCGCCGGTCAAGTTTTACTACATCCGACCAAGCACCTGATGCCCAGCTCTCAAATATCCATGCGCCATCGGCCCAGGCTGTACCTATTGCAGTCATTTATTAAATTCCATCCCACGGTGTTCCATCGCCATCGCCTGTAACAGTAGCGTTGTTGATGCTCTTCATGTTGCCATCAACCTGGTTGGTAACTGTGAAAACGAATTTGTCGGTCGTAACTTTGGTTGCAGCAGTCGTCGTGTTAATTGTATCAACCTTGCCTTCAATGGAAGTCTGGTTTGCTATCGTGGCATCGCCCGTTCCACGACTGCTGATGGTCGCGTTGATGTTGTCAACAAGCAATTTCCCAATTGTACTTGCTGTTGTCAGGGCAGACGTTAATTGATCCCAAATTGCCAATATTCCAGCAGTGGATAAACTAAACCCTGTTTTATTGGTGAGCGTTGTTACTGTATCCGCAAGTTGGAAATCCGTCGCTGATAAATCAACTGCCGTTGTCGGCGCAGTAACTTTCGCCCAATTAACCGGATTAGCCTCAATAGTAAATTGTGCGACTATTTCGCCAATCACTGAAACGCTGTTTACCGTGCCTGTTGAAATATAAACGCTGTATCCCTTCCCCGCTTCATAGCCGTTCCCACCTGTCGCAACAACTGTTGCCATGTTTAAACCAACAACTGAAGCACGGTCTACGGACACGCTCACGCCAGCGGTAATAGGTGTTGCGTTGTTTTCTTCCAGGACGGATAGCACAGGAGTGCCCGCCAATACTGTCGGAATGCCTGTCAGAGCGCGGGTTGTGAAATCAAGGTGAATTGTATCGCCAAGTGTAATATCTCTCATCCTGCTAGTCCTTTCCGTCCTACGGGAAGAGTCCCACCACCGCCGCCGCCAGCACCATCGTCAAGTCCATCTATCAGCGGTATAATCCAAGGGTGCCTTGTATCTGTTTCATCCCAATCACCCGCACCGTCATCTGCTACAAGTATCCAAGTTGCGCCACCAATAATTGTAGGCATATCAGCAGTTTCTTCAACCGTTGCGGTTTGCAATGAATTATTAACTGCTGTTGTTGCTTCCAAAGACATATAAAAAGTAGTATTTGCTGCAATTTCTACGCTACTTGAAAATAAATATTGAAACCATTGAAGAGTACTGTCTTTTGTAACATTATTATCTATAACACCTGTTGCAAGTGTCGCTAGTCTGGTTGCCCCTGTATCTTGGGGCTTACCAGAAGCATTATATAAATGCGCTCTCATAGGGCCAAGAATAGAACCATTAAACATAAAACCCGCTATTCGAGCAGCATGCGGAAACTGAAACTTAACTCCAGCTTCTGCTACAGTCGCCCCACTATTAATACTAACAGAAGAGGATATTGACTTAAATGCTGTTATTCCCACTCCGTATTCAACACCTGTATCATAATTTAGAATAACAACTGGAGGCGCACCACCAAAGACCCATGAGCCAGTTAAGTTAACTGTCCTATAGGGGAACCCACCTTCCCACCATTGATTTGCAGTTGCTCTATCCCAATCTCCACCACTGGAAGCAGGACTTGCAACCACAACAGCAACTAATTTTCCCATTAGCACTGCTACACCCGAACCACTATTAAACACAGCACTGGTTTTCTTTGTTTGATCATCACTATCTGCAATAGTTACCGAACCATTAGAGCCTGTTTCTTTTAAAGTTCCTGTAGGTTCACCAGTTGTTAAGTCAACTGTTTCTAATCTTACATCTACAACTTCTCCTGTTGTCACATCTCTTGTGTAAAAAGATATTGAATTAAGTGTGCCGTCTTTAGGTATCTGAAATACGGTGGCAGTTCTGTCATTCACGGCATCGTGAGTAATTTGGTTTGACGCAATAAGTTGGTTTGCATCATGGAACATTCCATAAGGTACAATTCCGTTTGTATCTTGTATTGTCATAAGGTGATACTCATTCCGTCAATCTTCGCCTTGGCTTGTGCAGGAGTTAACCCACGGATAGCCCACAGAATAAGAACCTTTATTGCTTCCTGTGCATCACGCCCAGAAACTTCATCTTGAAATTCTTTCTTATGAAACATCAACTCAATCTCACGCGACCCTTTTGTGGCAGTTATAGTAATATGACCACCGCCAGCGCATACATTCGTTACTTCAAAATCTATCTGAGCCATTTAATCCTCAATTAATCATTTTGTTTCTCTGCAAATTTTAACCATTACCTGAAATTAGCGTTAAAATAATCAGCACTGAAATTAACATCGCCCCGGGTGTAAATTCTGGCTCCCATGAAGCCGTTATAACTTCCAAGCCCTCCAGGGTCGTTCCATTCCAGTTTATTAGCATACTTTCCCAAATCCCCCAAATCCTTGTAAACATGCGGCCCGAAAAGAACATTATCCTTACTCATGCGGATAGCCACAGTTCCCGGGTCGGAGGAAAATCCCTGACTAATCCCGAGTTCAATACTCTGACAGGAAAAGAAATCATTTTCAGGGGCTTGGAAACCTATATCTATAATGCGGGTTATAGCTTCGCCGTAATCGGTATTCAAGGTTGACAGCTTTCCTATCTTGTCTTCAAAGGCACTAAAATATGTCCCTTCAAACTGCGTCAGGAAACCCGCGCTCCAAGTCTCAGTGGTGCCGTTTATTTCAGTATCCAGAACATGCCAATTACCCCCATAGAATCCGAGCGTGTCGTCAGGCAGAGTAAATACCGCGATATCATAGCCTCGCCATTTGTACCGCGACCCTAATGCTGCTTTTAATTGATCCTGAGAATACGTTGAAAGGATTAAATCGACAGCATGATTTGATATCTTTGGCGCAGTGCCTTGTCCTATGGCATAGATTCCAAAATCCTGTTCTTTCTCCCGACCGATAAAAAGAAAGGTTTCATTGTATTCAATCAATGCCCCGATATAACCGTTGTCTATTCGGGAACCTTGGATTCCTGCGAATACCTGTGTTGAGGTTACGTTTCTGAATATTTGAAAGCTATCAGTTCCACCGATATATAGGTCATTGCTGAAATTAAAGACACTGTTATTTAAATCAGGCAATTCTTCAGCATCAAAGAAACTTGTTGACTGTACAGTTCCGGCCGCCCCGACATCTGAAAAAAAAGCAGGATCACCATTAAACGGTATATAAACAAATCGCCCGTTAATGTGAGCGACATCGGTACTGGAAACAAAGTTAGAATTCCCACGTATATCAACAAGCGTGTCTGATTTATTCAGCGTGTAAATACGCCCTGTAGATCCCTTAACCACGATTACGGCGGTATTAAATCCGATAGCTGTCTCAACTACTTCATTCCCGGCAATGGTCCCTATCACGCTAAAAGCGCCTGTTGTTGTATTGGTGATCTTGATGAGGTTTTGACTGGCAACCTGATAAAGCGAACCGTTCCAGACGAATTGGCCTCTTGCAACAAAACCGGTGGTGGTAATTGCTGTTATGCCCGGACGCTTGATTATCTGTCCGTCCAGGCTATTCCAGCAGTTCTGGAGAGAACGCCGGGTATGGGGCAGGTTCTCTTCACCTTCAAGACCTAACGGGAACGGTATTTTCGGCATTATAACGCATCCTTAACCATCTATAGTAGCACCTTTGGGGAAGAATGTGCGATTGTTCACGCCTCTGGAATTGCCAGCACCAACAGGTAATGTTGAGGATACCACTTTTTTAGGTATGGTAATTTTCTGATAAAGATTTTTGATATCTTGGAATTCTACCTTGGCATTTGTTCTCAATTCCTGGGAAACGATTGGCTTTCCATTATCAAAGAAAGGCGCTGATTTAATAGCAAGATTGTAAATAATAGCATTAAATGAGTCTGCGGTTTCGTTCAACTCATCCCCTGGCACATCCAAAGGCGTGAAACCTATTTGTATTCCTTTGGAAAGCCACATCTCTAACATGGGATTCAAAAGATTAATCACGGTGACAATTGAATCAGCCGAGGCCGGAGCCGCTGTCGAATGCGCGCCTATACATCCCAATGCCCGTTGTGCGATTTCTGTTCCTGTTGTCACAATATAACCTTATTTTTTCATAGTTGCTTGTTTGGTTGAGGATACCACTTTTTAAAGAAAACGGCGGGGTGTGAAAGCCCCGCCGTTTAGATTATGTACCAATGAGGTTACCGCAAAGTTCAGGAACAAGAACATTTGCGCGCACCCACATTGTCCAACGATATTTGGTAGATAGATCATTGATTGCTGATTGCTTGGCAAGCATGATTTCAATACCACTGTCTGTTGCGCCGCGCATGGTAGCGACACCACCCGCATCAAGGTCCATTGTAGCTAAAGAACCGTGAACAATTTCAACTGCATCATTGCGGAAGAAAATGTTAGACAGTTTATTGGCAGTGAGATTCAGGAATGTGATTACCGCATTGTTAGCCGGAATAGCTGAACAGTTGGCATAATCTTTATTAGCCTGAGCGCCACCTCCGCCGCCATTAACCACAATAGCGGGAGTAATAGTGATGGTTTGCCCACCAGCCGCACTTGCTGTTGACGTGACACGGAAGATTTGAAGCTGTCCAATGTCGTTTTTGTGGATTTGACTGACAGCATTCACATCAGCAATCGTAAATGCATCACCTTCATTAATGGCATTTGATCCTGTATCAATGATCAGAGTTTGAGTACGATTGTCCACATTGTTTCCGTTGGAATCTGTAGCAACCGGATCGTGGTCCTGATTAGCGCCATTAACCAGATAACCTGTTGCAGTGGTCAGATTTTGCGTAGGCATAAAGTTAGCCTTGAATGTATCAAAGCCACCCACAGGTCCAATCTGTGAACGCTGGAATGCAGTCAATGAAATACCAGTAGGCGGTGCGTCACGTTCAGCAAGATTACCAGCAACCCCGTTATAATCTGTGGGGTTAAGGATCATGGTTCGAGGTGCATTGATATCAGAATCCCGAAGAGACAACTGCTCTTCAGTTTGAACAAGCTGCGAATATGTAGTCAACGCAGCGGCATCTTTAATAAAAATAGACCCTCGCTTGGCAACTTCAATTCCCGTTATGCTGTCAACGGTGGCCGATAGTTGCCTGATTGCCGCTTTGGTCAACATGTCCCGTTGCAATGGATCATTAAGCTCAATAGCGTTCATTTTCCAAGGAATATTTTTAATATCCGATGGAGCGCTATCGTTCGCATTGAGCTCAGATGGTACACTTAATTGTGTTCGGTCAACAAATGCTGCGTCAACCAGTGTCAAGCCATCAGTGCCAAGTGTGATATATGGTGCTGGTCGAAATATTTTCAACGCTGACCGTTCAAATTCGGTTGATGAAGGTTTAAATTTCATTACCTGTCGAGCAGTAATGTTGTTTGGGTCAAATCCTGCGATTACATCTGCAAAAAACACCCTTTCTTCTTTACTAAAGGCGTTTGCCATGAGTTAGTTTCCAATTTTAATGGCCCGCATCCCGTCGTTTTCTTGCAAGATCAATAAGATCATCCATACTGCCTGTTCTTTCTGCTTTTTCAAGCGCCTTTTTCTCTTCGCGCTCATATTTCGTTAATGTAGCAGCAGATGGCGAACCTCCTTCAATCTCTTCGTCGGGGTCAGGGACTGATTCTGTTCTGCCTTTCATTCGTTCACTTAATTTGAATGAAAGACGCCCAAGTTCAGCAACACCTTTGACTATTCCGGAATTGTTTCTAAGAAGTTCTGCAATTTCCTCGGCTTCACCCTGGTTTCGTGGTGTTCGTGACCCTAAATATGTCAGGGCATTTAATGAATATAATCAACCGATTATTCAAGCGGAAGTCCAGCGGCAGACAGCTAATTTAACACCGGTTCAACAAGAAACCATTGATCCTGATCTTGAACATAAGCA